GATGCAGGGGCTATGTGGTATGCGTAACACACGGGTCAGCACCGTGTTCAATGGTAGGACGATACAGACGAGCCAGTACAGGAGCAATGGCAAGATTGACATGGGTAAGCAGCGTAGGGCTATTGCTCCAAACTTTGTTCACTCCCATGATGCTGCTTTGGTGCATAACGTAGTGGGTCAATGTAATGTACCTGTAATGACCGTACATGATTGCTACATGTGTCGTGCGGGTGACGGTGAGGAATTAAATCATGCGATACGCCAGCAAGTCCACGAGACATATCACGACACTGATTGGCTTGCTGAGATGGAGACTGCACTTGATTGCAAGATTGATGTTCCGTTTGGTTCATTGGATTTTGATTTGGTTAAGGATTCTGAGTATATGTTTACATAAAATGAGCCGCTACCGCAGGGGTGCTTAATCCTCAACGGCAACGGCTCGATACATATAACCAGTATAGGCGGTGTGCCTAAAGTTTACTCCTCATCCTCTTTTGGTTTGTAGGAAATCGTATTACCTCTGCCATCACGTCTCAGGCGTGGCAATCCATCCTTACCTGTGCGTGAGTAGAAGTAATGAACACCAGCATCGACAAGCTTCTCAAGTGACGGGTACTTCTTGCCCTGTGCATCATAGTAGGGTGGCAGGATGTCGTCGCATCCTAAGTCGAATTCTTCAGCTTGCTTCATAGTGTTATCCAAGACGCTTTCCTTTGTCCTTTTTTGCGTCCCTGAGCCATTCGTATGAAATCCTTTAGTTCCCTGTCAAGTAGCTTCTTCTTATGGGCCTGCATTTTCTTCTCAGGATCTTGAGCCATAGCTTGCACCCAATAGTTCACTCCCATTGCCAATGCCTCCAATCGGTCATCATGAACCAAGGAGCCTCTGTCTCTTGTGATCCGAGAGAGTTGGTAGAACAGTGAATAGGAAGCCTTCTGCTCTACAGGATACGCTTGTATGGTATTGTAGTCATGCTTGATTACTTGCGGGTCGATCACAAGCTTGTGCTGTGCAAGGACAGGTTCCAGCGTATCAATGACCCGTTGCTCTTTACCTCCGCTTGCTCTTGTGTGTCGTACCTCTTCAATACCACATGGATATATACTATTGAGGATAGGTTTTAGTAGTTCCGTGAACATACCGTCACCCATGTTAGCTTCAATGATAACTTTGTTCACCTGGTTGCGTTTGGCTATGTTGGCAAGTTCGATCAGTGTTGGTTTCTCATAGCCACCTTTAATGCCTCCGCATTCGGGCGTGTATATGAATCCGTTGAGCATCTTGCACACCGCATAGCCCGTCTCGTCCCGACCTCTACCTGATGGGTCAATAGCAAGGACTGAGCCTGTGTATGGTATCATATCACCGACTCTGCTGTCGGGTCGGTAGAATCTATCACCATTGAAGCCAACGCAAGGCAAGTCACGGTATTCGTTGTCGGGTGTTTGTGCGTAGATTAGCTTTTGTGGTGCAAGCTCACTGTCGATGTTGGTAACGATCAGGTCATTGATCTTGAGCGGGTATCTGTCTGCATCACTCAGTCTCGGATTGAGCATGTACTGCAAAGCATATCCACTGTTACCATAGCTTAATCTACGTTCTTCGAGGTCAGTGTCAGGAAACCGTGTTGGTTCCGTGCTGTGTCCTATGTTCTCGTCGGTAATACGCTCAACGATATAGGGTGCTAGTGAGTTATCGTATAGTTGGTGTGCCTTCTCATGTGAAGGGTACTGTGAAGGCCAAATACGTGCGGTGTAGCCTCTCTTCTGTAGCTTACTGTAGATTGTGTCCTCGCATTGTGGAGTACCAAGGAAGATCACCCGTACATCACCTTCGGGTTTTAGGATAGCATCGAACTCCTTCACCTGCTCATCCAGCTTATCCCGCATTCCCTGTGTCATGGAGTTATTCGGCACTTCAATATCGTCAGCAACGATAATGTCGGCACGGCTCCCTGTGAGCATACTGGTGATACCAAGTGACTTTACACTAGGAGCGTGTGCAGGTGGTGCTGGCCCAACATCAAATGCTATCTTGGAAAACCGCTGGTCTGCCTTTGGTTTTAGGTGCTTTAACTGCTTGATCTCGTTAATGAGTCGCAAGGTAAAGGTGCTGAAGTCATCGGAACGTGTCTTTGATGCTGAGACAACTAGGATGTTCTTCGATGGGTCAAGGTAGAGTTGGTGTACTACGAATGCAGAACATATCCATGATTTCCCAATGCCTCGAAACGCTTCTACTACCGACCTCTTGGGGCCATTCTGCATGAAGTCTGCAATGTCATACTGGATCGGCGTAGGGTCAGGTAACAGCAAATGCCTCCAGATCATCCAGAGGAAATTCTTAAAGTCCTTCAGTTCTGGTGCTACTTTCACTTACCCGTATGCCTGGTCCTGCTCTCGTTCCTCTTGTGTTGGGAATGGTACTTCATTCAGGAGTTCCCTTGCTGCACTGTCATCATCTTCCACGTCTGCCTTTACGCCACTATTCTTGAGTAGTCCGATTGCTGCATTGTAGAGTGCCGCATTGCGGTCTTTGGGTTCCATGCCTTTCATGAGTTGGATGGATTCCGTGAGACTTTCACAGATTACTGTGTGAAGTTCTTCTAGTTTCTTTCGGTTGTCGCTCATTATCCTAAACTTACTTTGAGGTCTGTGCCATCACGCCATAACTGCCCAGCTACAGCAGGGTCAGATGTAGGAAGTGCATTAAGTATAACTCCACCCGCTGAACCATCCGTAGTTAATTGGAGTGGAACCGCATAAGCTGAACTTGCATCATCGTAGAAAGCGAAATCCATAGACCCTCCTCCGAAATTAACTTGCATTAGTTTTTGGTCTGTAGCACCTCCGTCATCATTCCAAATAACACTAGGTGTATCAGCAATAAGTCTCAATACCGCAGCATTTGCACCTGCATTTGTATTCTGTACGGTAAGTGTAGCCTCACCACTATCATCTTGCATGATAACATCACCATACATTGTGTGTGTATAACTACCAACAACTCCATCAGATGACTCTCCCCCAAGAATAGTTGAGCCATCCTCCACTAACCTTAGCGGGATGTTTGTCTTTTCCGTACCATCATCACTTTGGGCAATGAAAGTTAAAGTCCCATCGCCATACTTTGTTAAAAATAGTTTCTTATCAGTTGATCCGTTTGTATCATTGTGCTGTACTTTTGGATCTTGTGATGCTAGAATCAGAACAGCATCATCGTTTGTGGCATCGGTATTTTGAATAGTCACAACAGCACCGTTATCGGTTCCCGTTTGCTCAACAAGCAGGTCGCCATGTAGTTTGTGCTTATAGTCGGTTGCTGCCGCCCCACCAATACCTACCGTATCATTTGTAGCGTCATACTGTAGGTTTAGGGGCAACACCTTCCAGTTTAAATTAGTGGCATCGTAAACTAAGACACTCCCTGCTGCGGCTCCGATGCTATTGATCTTTTCCTGTGTGCTTTCCTGTGCCAAGTACAGATTGTGCAGATATACACCATCAAGCTGATCCTCAGTAACAACAGAACCGTCAGTAAAGTCATATAAGGGATCGAGGTCATCGTTATCTAATCCTCTGGAGTTGCGATATATGCGAATGACCGCATTGAGTGCAGGTGCAGGTGTTACTCTAACAAGTGGGCCTGACTCTATGGTAAATGTATATGTTCCACCTGTACTGGATGTGTCGTACTGTGTGCCGTCAATGTCAAGGATGACGTGTGATTCCTGTAAGTATGGAAAACTGAAAGGGAAGTCAGTCGTTACATTATCGCCTGTGTAGTCTATGAATATTGCCATGATTAAAATGCTCCTAATTCTTCAAGTGTTGGGTAAGTTTTGGGGCTATATTCTTTATAGCCAATGTCATCTTTCCATGAGTTCCCGTCTGTATTATAATACGACTTTGAAGATCTGTCTTCTTTCAATCGCTCCCATCCGTCATTTCTATACCAACGGATAACGCTATTGATTAGATCTGCCTTAGTTTGTACTTGGGGGTCATCGGAAAGTGGTGGTGCATCTTTGTATGCTTGCATCTTAAACAGCTCCTTTAAGTCTTTTCGTTGTGCTTCATGTTGTATAGAGTCCATCCAGCGATTATACAAGGTTTCTCCTTCCTCATTTCGGTAATCCCTTGTTTGAATGCCTTCTTTTTTATACTCCCGCAAGTAACCAATCTTGCCCCATGATCTACTAACTTCACCAAGGATCGGATCAGACTTTGCTTCCTCTATAGTAATAGGACTAAGAAAATTAATAATGCCTTCCTGTGAGAACTTCCTATCAGCTTTCTCACCTAATGCGTTGCGAAGGTATGTGCCTGTAGAGAGTCCAGTAATACGATGGTAAAGCTTATCAGCGGCGGTGACGTACTGCTTTTCAAACTCCTCATTGATTAGATTGATTTCTCTTAATGCCCTGGGTGACAACGACTCAAGATAGGAGCTTGCTGTCATTTTGTATGTAAACTCCTCATCAACCATAGGGCGTATCAATTCAAACAGCCCCTTTACGAAGTATTTGTTACCAAGTTGCTCGATCATATACTGGTGCGTCATTGCACCAAGCGTATTGATGTCCTCTTCCAGTTCAGGGTAAAGTTCCTGTAACGCTCGCCAGTTGGCATAATCTGCATAACCAGATAAGAATGCGGTATATGGCTCAAGCCTAGAGTGATCGACAACATATTCTTTCCCTGCAACATTCATCTTGATGGTATTGAACTTGTACCCACTTCGTCGCATATTCTCCCGCATATCTTTGGGTAGGTATGCTCCTGAGCCTGTTATAGTGCCTGATGTTGCTAAGTAGTTTAGGAATATGCCCAACCCACTTGCCATGATAAGCGTCGAGTGTACTTCTGCACCGTACTCAAATAGCTTATCCTCTATACCTTCAAGCAATTCCTTTTGAGTAGCAATCGCTTCTTCTGCTGCCTCACGTTGGGATTTGGTGACTGCCTTGCTCTTAATATTGATAGCATCTTCAAGCCTTTCTGTTGCTAACCTCTTTGCCTCATGTAATGGAGATTGCTTTGCTGCAAACTTAACAGACCGCAATGCTGCCATCGGAGGAAAATTATCAACCATAAATTGAAGCACTGCCGTTGGTGTCTTAATGAATGGCACTGACCAACGTGCTGCAATCTTAGCTAAATTCGTATTGGCATCATGCCCATGCCTTGACCAGTTAGCAAATGAACGTGCTGTTGCACTCAGGAATTGGTCTGTGTAATCCGCACGGAAAGAAACTGCTAGACCGAGTTGTTCAATCTCGTGCATTTCTTCAACGCCTCTCCACATTGGATAACCACCTGCCTTGGAGATATTATCTTCAAATCCTTCCTGTATGTACTTGGCTAAGTCTTCACCATCTAAACCTTGACTAAGCCCTTCCCTTGTAAGTCTTGCTCTTAATGCCCGTCTCGTTGCCAGTAGTGCAGTAGGGTCATCCAATGCTCCCATAACCCTTTGACTCAGGGAAAAGATCACATCCATTGCTTTGCCAAGAAGATTCTCAGGTGTCCCATCTGCAAGATCGTCAAAGAATTTACGCACCTTACTCCTGACGATTGGTGTATCATCGCCATACATACGTATCATCTCCTTCAGCATCTTTCTGTCCTTAAACATAAGTTGCGTAGGGTCATTCTTGTCCATCGCATTGCTTACATACTCTACGTGTCTATTGACAGACTTTGGATTAAACACAGAGAAACCACGATTCCTGAATGTGTTCTTCATCAACTGCCAACTGTCTGTAAAGTTAGCAAAATACTCATAAGTGCTGGTCAGTTCCGTAACCCCATATCGTAAGCTTTGTGCTAATTTAGCAACAAACCCAGTCTCTTCTGACTTCTTAAAGCTTTTATAGGATGTCTTGATTGCTTCCTTGATAGGTTGCACACCTAACATAGTTATGGCACTGACTGGGCCTATAAAGTATGTCTTAAAAGATTGCAACAAACCGACATTATACCTCCATTGCTCCAATAGGTGCATAGTCAATGCAAACGGACTCATGGTACTGGTCTGGTATTCCTGTATGTCGTTGAGCCGCTTCAATAATTCTACAAAGTATTCTTTGTTTACCTGCTTTTCCAACTCTGCCTTAGCTGCGTCCCGTTGTTT